CCATTCCTTATTCCCTTGTGTACCCTCGATGGGTGACCAACTAGAAACTTAGGACGCCAATACACCGGGTCGTGATTCATCACCTCGAAATCGCTAAACAGCTCCAGTTACAGCGGTCAGGTCACACTCAATGAGTCTCTGTGCCTAACACTCCTTATCCGGCCCCCGAAGGCTTACAATCAACTTCGGGACTCGCAATCGCTCGGCGAACGGCGATGCACCAATTACAGTCGGCTGCTCGGCCTGCCCGTTTTTGGCCCGGTGGGTCGTCTTACTATGCCGCCACCACACGGCTGCTGTACTAGATGAACTCCGTCCAAGTAATGGAAGACCTTTCGGCCAACCTTATACCCTTCAGAATTTTCATCCCACTGTCTACGAATCGGAGATCCGATAACGCAAAATACCTCCACAACTCAGAACTGAGGTAGCACTCATTGACTGCCTAGACTCCCGCCGTCCCCGGCAAGATGTCCCGCCTCACGAAAACAGGATCTGGCCACTTTGCCACCTGCCTCGCCTCTTGGCTCGTCCTAGCAACAGTCGGTAAAACCCACGCGTAATCATTTTCGCGGGGATCAGCTTCATACCCAACACCGCCTTTCCCATGCCCAAAGGGCCGGTAGATAAGTTTGGCTTCGAGGTCCTGATACGCCACAGGACCAACCGCACAAGAAACATCTAAAACGCGCTTCAGAAGTTGGCCACGATCCTTTTCTAACCTGTCATCAACCAGGCGGACGGACTCTTCTTCCCACGCATCTCCGTTCCATATACCCACCTTTCCTCTAAACCCAGGCGGCCATCTAGCCCGTCGAGGTGTCGCTTCCTCCCAGCTCACCGGCAAATGTATAGTTTCAACAAGTGCCCGAGGCTGTTTGTGTTTTGGTCCGAGCGAGACTTGATTGCGTCGAGTCTCCTGCCAACCCATGACTTTCTCCAGCTGAGCTGACCTACGCTTCAGGTAACGCACTTCGTCCCTCCCTAAAACGTCGTCGGCAACCACTAACTCCATCTTATAGTGGATTTTCTCAGCAACTAGAGACGGAGCAGGGTGAAAGTAACCGTTCTCGAATCGTGTCCTAAAGGCCGGGGGAGCTTGTTTTAGCAGCTTCTTCCGTAACCTTTCAACGAATTCGAGTCGGCCCTCTTCCTTACGTCTGGTCCAGAACCGACCGTCCTCACGTAGTCTCATGCGATTTCTCGCGCAAAACATGCGGGAAAGTCCGCCCCCTACCCTACGCACCTGCCCGGCATCAGATAAGACCTTCTCCAGTCGGGACATTACCCCTAGCAGAATCGGGACTCTTCTACCCTTCGAGTCCTTCTCCACCTTACCAGACCAAGTTTTGATCCGGACGACTGGGACGATCCCCACGTGTACACGCCTCTCTGCACCCGATTTTCGGAACGAACAGTAAAAGAAATGACTGTTCAAGCTCATGAATCGTGCGTGCGTCAAGGTTTTCCCGCGAGAAACCGTCAGCCCACCCTCTGCAACCCCGTTCATCCACCGTTCAGCGTTCCCACGAGTCGTGCGGAACAGGATATCGTCACCGTTAATGAGCAGCAAGCCGCTCTTGGCGATCCTAAACCCGTCCTGACCCAGGGCGTTAATGAACGTGAGGTAATTAGTCAAGCATAAGAGAGGGAATGAAAGATAGTCTCCCATCAATTGTCCCTTCCGGCTCAACGTCCTCACCTCTGTGGACTTCCCCACGAACAACTCCTTCACTCCGCACAAATGATCCGAGGCTGTCCGCCACACCGTGTCGGGGATAAACCGACTAGTGGCTTGAAGACAAGCCAGGAGATATTCCGAATGGTCGACATTAAAATTATCTGTCGCCGCCTCGTAATCCCCCGACACAAAGACCTCTTCACCTTGGCCAGGAACCCTATCGAATCGACCCTGGATATCAGCTGCAGTGACTTCTCCTCTATTGAGCCACCTGCACTTTGAGAGCACATCGTAGATAATGGAATGGAGCGGACTCAACACGGCTTGGACACTATCGCCCAAAGTAACCACGCGAACCTTGCTCCCATCCGGCACCCCGACTACTTTGCGCCTCGCACTGAGACCGATGTCGACCTCTCCCTTTGCCCATTTCCAGTAAGTCTCATACTCCAGACTACCTGCGAAATCTCCATAGGCATCGGGTCCATCCACACAGGAATTCTTCGGTAAGGAGATGTTGTTCACATACTCCAGCCAATTCTTATCCCATCCTTCAGGAAATAGGCCTGCCGTCACATTACGCGCCGTCTCACACCAACCGTCATGGAACCCAGGGTACTCCACTTTCCCCATCTTGCTCATGAACTTTTGTTCAGCCGCCTTACGGTCCAAC